GGCGAGAATACCTACGCAAACATTATCAGTTTCGCGCCGCTGATGAAGGGCTACGAATGCCCAGCGGCAATCAATGAGGCATTCACCTACACGCCAACCGCGCACGATCAAGAAGTATTCTCGAAGCTGCCCGAGTTCATTCAGGATAAGATTAAAGAATCGGATGAATACATCGCAATGAGTCGCAATGAGCAGAAGTCAGCGTTCAATAAACCGCCGCAAAACATTGAAGAGCTGCCGGACATTGACGATATCTTTGGACAGAAAGCGGCGAATGATTTACCTTGGGATTAAATAAATAAGGGGCGGTAAAGCGCCGCCCCTCTAACAATAATAGAAACAAACATGAACACTTTGACAAAGGTACAAATACCAATTGAAAAAATCTACTTAGCGATTAATTCGCCTAAAACATTAAACGCGCAATCTCTAATCGCTGCGAACAAAGGCATACTAATTAACAACGTGAGTGAATACAACGCAATGACAGCATGCGTTAAGGAGATAAGCGATGCAGTTAAGGCAATCGAAGCAGCACGTAAGGAAGTAACAACGCCGCTCGATGCGTTTAAAAAGGAATTGATGAAGCTCGAAAAGGATACCATCGCACCGCTCAACGAGTTTATCGAATCGGCAAAGCAGCGCATGGTCGATTACCATGAGAAGCTGGCAGTTGAACGCGCTGCGGCTGAAGCACGATTGAGAGAGGAAGCAGAGGCATCAATGCGACAAGCGCAATCAATTAACGATGTTATGGCATCGTTTACGGATAGCCTATACACTACCAGCGTTGAGACGAATCACACTAAGAACGTGCGCACCACCATTAAGGCGCGCACCATTGGCGAGGTGGATTGGTTGAAGGTGCTATCTGTTCAATTCGCATTTGGCAACCTAACCGCTGAAGACCTATTGACCGGACTGCCTAAAGCAATGAAGGAGCTCGGCGTGGATAGCATCGATGGCATTGAACTTTACGAATCTAAAACTCAAATAATCAGATAAACATGGAAACAAATCAAAAAAACACCCTTTCAGGCGCAATTGCAACAAGGCCAACAATTACGATTAAGAACGCACTTTTAACGCATGACACTGAAAAGGTCAAACAAAACTATTCTGATGCAGAATATTATAAACAGACAGGCGTTCGTTTATTAGGCGAAAAGTATAAATTTTCGCCTTATACCCACTCTGAAATGATTTATATATTAGAGAATAATAGAAATGCGCATAAAATAAATAAGTCAAAATTGTCTAATTTGGCCGGTTATTCTGCAACGTGCTACACTAATTTGTTAAAGGGAAAAAGATTTAGTTTAAAATCATTTCTTCGGTTTTTAAAAGTCTTTAAATTAGACATAAATCAATATTTGTATCCAGCGTACCGCAATAAATACAAGGATGATTTATTTACTCAAGAGCCTGTCAAAAACCAAAGCGATGATCGCATAACGCTCGAAGCCGCGATTCAAATGGTTAAGGATGCCGGATATAGAGTTTACAAACGTATTGAAAACTGGGAGGAAATCTAATGAAAATCAACGAAAACTCAGCCTACATGGAGGACACTTGCGGCAATAGGATAATTGTAAATCGCAACAATCAGAGGTTAACCGTATCGATTCAATTAGCCAACAACGAATTAAACCCGAAGCCGAAATACATCGGAGACATCGACATGACCAGCCGCACGTTAATCGTTAAGCGCAGCCGGATGAAGCACTTGCTAATTAAACGCAACGCCTATGGACTCAATCATAAACTAATCACAGAGGCAACGCGATTCGATACGGTGCGCATCATTGATGAATATGCAACGTGGAATATACCGCGTGAGTTTATCGTTGAGCACGGACAGCCGTTGCTCTTCACAAGGTACTGCCACGAGCTGCAAATATTCATTTCACTTGAGCAGATTGAACAATTCAAAGAAGTGAAGCCATGACACGCGAACAATACATTAAGCACCCAGCAACGAGCGCGAGCCGTATCAAACGCCACTATACAGGCGATATAAGCTACGCACAAGCCGCGCTCGATGCCGGTGCTGCGTTTCACTTCGACCTACTCGAGCAGCCATTCATTAAGATGCCTGAGCCTGTGCGCAATGTTTACACAGCGATTAACGAATTGCCGATGCTTGCTCGATTGTTCAATGAATCGGAGCACGAATACATCAAGCTCGGAAGCGTTGAGGTAAACGGCATTGAACGCGAGGCGAAGGGCATGATGGACTTGTGCTGGATAAGCGAAGGCATCATTGCCGATGTTAAGACCACAAGCGCGCCAACGATGCAGGCATTCGCCGAAGATATGATACGACACCTCAACCACGTTCAGGCGGTATGGTACTCGATGCTGATGGGCTTTAACCCTGCCAACTTTTACTACATCGGCATCCCGCCAAAGGTGAAGCAGTCAGGCAAGTTCAGCGACCTATACCTATACCGGCATAATGCGCTCGAGATTGAGAACGCGAAGCAGTTAATAAGTAAATATTTCGAACAATTATGAGCGCGGCACCTGACTTAGGCAACCTGAGCGAGTTCATCGATCACAATTATAAGAATGTGGCATCGTATCTCATGGCTTGTGGTTTCGATTATTATGAATCGAACTATAAATATCGGAAGTTCTACAACGATTATCAGAACAATCGCTGCATCGTTATAGACCTCTACGATGATGCTGAACGCCTTAATAAGGTCGAGCTGGTACGAATGATTGATAAAGTTTATTCGCGATGACACACGGCAGCTTATTCAGCGGAATTGGCGGCTTTGATTTAGCCGCTGAGTGGATGGGGTGGGAGAACATATTCCATTGCGAGTGGAATTCATTCGGGCAAAAAGTATTAAAATATCACTTTCCAAATTCAATAAGTTATGAAGACATTACCAAAACAGATTTCACTATTCACCGAGGACGAATTGACATCCTCACAGGAGGATTCCCCTGCCAGCCCTACTCAATGGCCGGAAAGCGACTTGGAAAAGAAGATGAGCGACACCTCTGGCCGGAGATGCTTAGAGCGATTCGAGAAATTCAGCCGCGTTGGGTTGTGGGCGAAAACGTTCTCGGCCTTGTTAATTGGTCAGGAGGGTTGGTCTTCCACGAGGTGCAGGCTGATTTGGAAGCTGAAGGGTACGAAGTACAACCGTATGTACTTCCAGCTTGTGCCGTCAACGCACCGCACCGAAGAGACAGAGTTTGGTTTGTTGCTAAAAACACCAAGTGCGATGGATTCGTATTCGGAGAACCTAACCAAGAAGGAGCAGAAATTCGGGAATTCGGGAACGCTTGCACAGGAAGTTCAGTCGGGATTCATTTATCAGAGAGGTCTGCTTCCAACCCCACAGGCAATGGATATGATGCAAAACCCACCCCGGCAAATAACTCAATCGGGCAGAATAATAAGCAATCAAGGACACAACGGAAGCGCACCATTGAAGGACTTAGCGATGAACGGCCTACTCCCCACCCCAACGGCAATGGACTCAACGAACGCAACGGCAACGATGAAGAGCAGCCAGGTGAAGGAGGGCTCGATGCACAGTGTAATCCTTTGCCGAGCAATGGCAATGGGGATGTTGCCGACACCGCAAGCCAGAGACGAGAAGAACGGGAGCAAATTGAAGGACGGCAGAACACAACGGAAAATAGAACAAAAATGGACTTTTGGTCTGAACGATTTTGCGAGCATGGGGATGTTGCCGACACCAAACACAAGGGATTGGAAGGACAATGTAGGAAACGGAAAAGATGCTCCGAGCATAGGAGTAACGAGGGGATATTCATTGGGTCAGAAAGTAAATTCAATGCTACCGACACCAATGGCATCCGATTGCGGAGAGAAAGTAACGGGATTGGAAAATCAAGATTCACTAACGAAGCGGGCGAGATTGGAAACTGGCACAACTTCCCAACTCAATCCCCGGTTTGTACTGGAAATGATGGGCTTTCCTCCAGACTGGACTCTATTACCTTTTCTAAGTGGCGAAACGAATCCATCAAAGCCGGAGGAAACGCCATAGTGCCTCAAGTGGTTTACCAAATTTTTAAAGCAATTGAGCAGTATGAGAAAGGCTAAAGAATCAGATATCTACTTTGCAATCGCGAAGTTTATGAAGCTAAAGCATCCGAGAGTACTATGGCGCTTCGACTTCAGCGCTGGCGTGAAGATGAGCATCGGGCAGGCGAAATCGCACAAGGGATTGAACCCTCATAGGGGCTACCCTGACCTCTTCATCTGCCAGCCATCGAACGGTTATGCAGGGCTATACATCGAAATCAAAAAGGAGGGCGAACGAACGCAGCGCAAGGATGGCACGCTCTACGCCGATCAGCACCTTGAAGAGCAACACGCAATGCTGAACCACCTTAACATGGTAGGCTATAAAGCGGTATTCGGTATTGGGTTAATGGAGTGCATTGAAATAATTGAAGAGTATTTAAGATAAACAACCAAACACATGAAAACAATTTACACAATATTCGCCGCTGCGATGTTATTCACCAGCTGCGAGCGATGCTTTGAATGTCGAATAATGCAGAGCAGCACCAATCAATACGGGCAGATGCAGCCTCAGCCGCCTGTTATTATTGAGCAATGCGGCATGACACGGCGTGAGAATAAACAATACATTGAGCAGATGACAACCAGCACAACGGTAATCATTAACAATAAAAAATACACTACCGATACGCGGGTGTCGTGCAAGGAGTATTGAATTATTTTGTATATTTGAGCGTTTGGAAGTCGAACCCCGAACTAATGTAAAACATTTGAAGCCCTTTGGGGGCTGCGAGGCAAGGGTAAAACCGAGCCGGTTCGACCGCAGCCATCAAAGGGCAATTTTTTTTTACAATGGAAACTAATTATTTAGAAAAAATCGAAGAGGCATTAATCAATGCAGCGATTGAGAAAGAAATCGAATTGGTGCGTAATTTTTATGAAGGTACTGAAGAACACGCTAAATATCTTGAATCTTTATTAAGAAATAAAAAAAGAGAATACTGGATAAAAAGAGGCATTGAGTTGTTTGGTAAAAATTTACCATTTTAGCCATGTTTGAGTATTTTAATAATTTTTGGGCTTGGGCTGATGACAACCCCGAAAAAATCGACCCTTATACAATAGCTGTTTATATGGTTATTCTATCTCGCGCAAATCGATTAGGGTGGAAAGATAAATTTTCAATTGTTTTAATTGACCTTCAAGAATCAACTGGGATAGCATCGAGAACAACAATGCTTAAATGCTTGCTGAAATTAGAAGAAAATGGATTTATAAGTACGGTATCTTACAGCAAAAATCAATACAAAAATAGAATCATTTGCCTTCCATTAAATGAAAAGCACTTGAATAGCACGCGAAAAGCAAATGAAAAGCAATTGGAAAGCACGCGAACACATCATAAGACTATAAAGACTATAAAGACTTATAAGAGTATTGATGAAATAAAAAAGGAGCATTTCGCTGATGAAAAAATAAACAGCTTATTTATCCAATTTTTATCCGAACGTATCGCACGTAAGAAATACCCAACAGACAACTCGATTGAATTGCTAATTAAAAAAATGCGTAAAATTTATAAAACCAAAGAGGAAGTAATTGAAGGGCTCGAGGAAGCAATCGCCAACGGATGGAGCGGTTTATTTGAAATTAAACGCAACAACTCTAAACAACCAGCACCAACAAAGACACGCGCCTCGATGGGCGTTAAAATGGAATAAAAGCACTACGTATTAAAAAATACCTTTGACCTATGAACATACCAAAGATAGAACAGGCTCTTATGTTCCTCTGCCTTAACGGCGATGATAACTATAAGGAAATCGCGCCGCAGCTTATCGATGAACACTTCGCAGACAATACAGCACTCAAAGCCTTTAAGGTTATAAACGCCATAATGAAGGACGGCAAGCAGCCGACATTCGTTACCTTCGGAAAATACGCATTGACTGAAAAAACACTCACGGCTAATGAGATTGCCAGCGTTACCCAGTGGGGCAATGAGCTGAGTTACTCCGAGCCGATCAATGAGTACATCAGCATTCTTAAAGATGAACACATCAAGCGCAATATAAACCACATCCTAACCGAAGAGGCACTCGGACTCGGCAAGCTAAAGAGCGGCGGTGAAACAGCCGTAAACATCATTAAGCGACTCAACACCCTGATCGAGAATGGCAGCCCTACCGATAACATCATAACAACACTTCAACTTACCCACGAAGAGCGTCAAGCATACTACCGCCGCGCTGCATTGCACCAAAGCGGTAAGACAAGCGGGCTCAATACCGGCATCGCAGCACTTAACCGATTCACCGGCGGCTTCCATCCCGAACTTATAATCTTAGCAGGCAGGCCATCGATGGGTAAGACTGCCCTCGCATTGTACCACGCCTGCCAGTTCAATGAGCCGGGCATATATTTCAACCTGGAGATGAATCAAAGCCAGCTCTGCCAGCGGCTCATACTTCAACACGCGAACGATGCGATTAATAGCGCACGGCTACGCGATGGGAACCTATCGCAGCCCGAGCTACACGCATTCGAAACCACGATCGGATTAGTTGAGAAGCTACCCATCACAATCTACGATAAGCCGCGATGCGGTGTGCATGAGGCAATACGCATAATGCGGCGCGAAGCACGTAAGAATAATTGCAAATGGGCAATCATTGACTATCTTCAGCTGATGACCATAGAGGGCTTCAGAGGCGGTAATCGAGAGGCTGAGGTTGCAGAGATAAGCCGAACATTGAAAGCCGCACAAAAAGAGTTAAACATTCCAATAATCGCACTTGCCCAGTTAAGCAGGCAAGTCGAGCAACGCGCTGATAAGCGACCGATACTCTCAGACCTTCGCGAATCGGGAAGCATCGAACAGGATGCCGACACGGTTATGTTCGTCTATCGACCTGAATACTACGGATTGAATGATGAAGCAGGCAACGCTTATAGCTCCGATGTATTTTACCTGTTCGAGAAGCATCGGCAAGGCTCAACCGGTGAGGTACGCTTTAAGCATAACAGCACGCTCACGAGCTTTGACGATACCGGCTCGAGTGGTGGCAGTACTTTTCTACCAGTTGAGCTCGAGCCGAAAGCAATGCAGCCGAATGAAAGTTTTGATATAAGCCCCTTCTAATGACAATCGAAGAGCAACTAATTGAGCGCATGAATAACTACCATCCGAGCGAGGCAATGATAACCGATGGGTGCGTAAAATACCACAGCACCACGCGAACGCATCGAAGCTACGCAGCGCACTTAAAACACGCACCTAATGGCTCATTCGTGCGCAAGGCATACCTCAAACGCTGCTATGGGTGGCTGATGCTTTTGAAAAAAAACGGCATCGAAATGCATCACGCAATCAAATAAATACTTATCTTTGCAATTGAATGGAAAGTGAAAACATAAAGACAGGTCGAGGGGGTTACCGCGAGGGCGCTGGAGCGAAGCCGCTATATGGCGAGCCAACGGTTAACATTACCTTCCGCGTGCCTGAGTCGCATAAGTCAACGATTCGCCGGATGGTGTACGATTACATGGATGGATTAAAGACAAACCCTAAGAACGAACCTAAGCATAATATTCCTGAGTATGGCTGCTGACTTATTAACCATACCATGTGCGATTGAATCGGTAGCCACGCGCCGCGATAAGACGATTAAGGTAACTATCGGAACGCAGGAGCTTTCACCCGAGCAAACGAGCGCACTGTTCAACCAGTGGATGGGTGGCGTGGGTGTGATGGCATTCAAAGGCGAGCAGTTCAACTACAACGATGAACAGCTACTAAACAACCTGAAGCTCGATGCCGCCGAGCTTGGAAGTAAGACACCGAGCCAGCGGTTACGATCAACACTCTACGTGCTCTTTGAACACGCACCCGAAGGGCATAAGGATTTCAACAGCTTCTACGCGGCAATGATGGAGCGATTCATTGATATGGTAAAGAAACGCATTGATACATACAATCTATGACGCAGACAGCAGTTGAGTGGTTGGTCAAATATATCCATTCCGAACAATACCAAAAAGCATTTGGACAAACATACATTAGCATAGAATTAGTTGACCAAGCCAAAGCAATGGAAAAGGAACAGATAGTGGATGCTTATGACAATGGTGCTGAAGAATGGACACCAATCGAATATTCAGATGGGCAACATTACTACAACGAAAATACAACCTATGACAAGCAGACTAAGAGCCGGAGTATTGATAGATTCAGAGGTAAACGGCAAGCCGCATTATTTCGGTTACCTTACGCATCCCGGATTGGAGTACGATATAGCCGTGGCATTCACTGAAAAGGATTTGAAAGGCTTTGCAGAGGTTAACAAGCTGATTCTGCCAACCGATGAACCTGAGTATAAGTTCGGCGTTATATTGCCAACTGAAGACCGCGATAAGAACAATGCCTACACATGCAAAGTATTCGCATCGGGCAAACTACACAACCTCGTTATCTACCCACGGCAATACAATCAAATCGTTACCAATGGGCACAGCCTTAACGCACAGCACGAAAGCCGTATCTTTACCGAACTAATCACAGCATAGCATGCCACTATTCCAAGGAGACAGTCAAGAGGTCATTTCGATGAACATTCGCAAGCTAATTGGCGAGGGATATCCACCGCAGCAAGCGCAGGCAATCGCACTGGCAGAGGCTGAGAAGTACCGCGCAAGACGGAGAAGGTAAACTCGTAAAAACTCGTAAAATGAGAGAAGGCAGAAACGGCGGCAAGTTGAAGTCAGGCAACACGAAGAATGTTGGCAGGCCAAAGCTACCCGAGCTACACACGCTACTTGCGAACGTGCTCGGCAAGGAAGATAAGGATGGGCTGACAGCCGCTGAAGAAATACTCAACGCGCTGCACGCAAGGGCGAAGAAGGGCGATACCCGCGCAGCCGAGTTGCTGCTTGACCGCGCCTATGGCAAGCCGAAGCAGACCAATGAGACCACGCTGAAGACTACCGAGCCGTTGGTGATCATCAAGACGAAAGAGGATGGCAATGCTTAAATCAATAGGCATCGGAGTGCTGTTCACCCTGTTCATGGTTGGGCTTGCATACTGCTTGGTGCTGGTGCTTCGCCATGTTATCGACTGCATGCCCGACCCGAATGATGAGGAGGATTAATGAACTTCGAACTCACTGGCAGGCAGACCACAGCATTCGAGGCAATTGAGTCAGGC